ATTGTGCCGGTTACAGTTGAAAAGCTTGTAAATGCGCCGCTTGATGGTGTTGTTGCACCAATAGTTGTGCTATTTATCGTACTACTTGTAATGTTTAAACCAGATTGATCAGGCGAAATAGTTGCCGTGAATGGCAAGCCCTGGCCAATAAACGTTACAAAATTATTGTTTACATCAAAATATGCCTGAACCGGCAATAAATTCTGTACCGCCGAATTGGATGGGTTTGCCATAAAACTTCCTATCTATTGTGCATCTACGGGCGTAACGTATAACGTTGATGAACCGCTTGGCGTAATTGCTGAAACGTAATAAGGGACATTTGGTACCGCTATGATTACAGAAGTATTTTCATTAATTGTGTAATCGGCTGGCGTTCCTGCTACCGGATGAACCGCATCCCTAGCAATAGTAGAAAAAGTAACAGAAACAGCAGATGTACCTGTATTGGAAAATTCTGCCCAATTTATTTGGTCATTGCTATTTGTGCTAATTAATACTGGTGTGGAAGCAGCAGTTGTAACCGCAATAACTGTGGTCTTACCAACTGGGCGTATTCCAATTGAAGTAGTCATGAATTTTCCTTTGTTGCAGGATAGTTGATTATAAGCTTAAAAATGAAAAAAACCACCCTTTGTGGGGGTGGCTTTCCTCACTTACAGCATGATTTTAGTAATTGCTAAAGTCGTAGCCGTAAACATAAACATCAGCAGTAGCAGCCGCACCTTGTGCAGTCGTTACACGGAAGTAAATGTTTTGTGTTGATTGCAATGCGGTTGACGCTACGGTCAGTTGGTTAACAACGGTTGAACCAGTATTGCCTGACAAAGCAGTTGCAGCAGCAACAATAGCGGTACCTTGTGCGTTTGGTGCTGGATAAACTGCCGCTACAGCAGTAGTCAAGCTTGTTGACGCATTGGTTACGATAACGTTGGTTACTGAAAAATTGCCTGTGTTTTGTACTGGAATAGCGTTATCGCCAACTGCGTTAACGTTAATACCTGTTAATACACCGATTAAACGAATAGCCTGGTTGCTGGCTAGGTTTGTTGGGTGAATGGTTTGGGTACTTGCTGGACCTGGATTTGACATGATTTATTCCTTAAATTATTGATTAAAAATGGGCGGCGTGAACCGCCCTATTTTATTACGATGCAATACGGCAAGCCAATTCAGGATACAGCGGTGCCCAGCCGTATAGAACGTCAAGTCTTGTCGGAATAGAATCGTTGTTAATCGTATATTGGCGAACAACACGGATTGATAAACCGAGTTCTTTATCGCTTGCACGGCCAGCAAAATGTACGCCTTCTGGTAATTCCAAATCAGCGCAAGCCATTGTGAACGCATTTTTGTGCATCAAAATGTTTTGTGGTGAAGTTACGCCGGTGTTGTTGAATGGAGTAACAGTTTGTGAACCAGTTGTGGTTACGCTAACGTTTTGGAATTGGCCAGCAGTAATAACGGCTGGAACAACGGTAACAGTAGCAGAACCACCAGAAGCGATTGATACTGTAGATTGAACTACAAAGTTACGTAGCTTGCCGTAAGACTGACGATTCTGTGGGTTAACTGCATAAACGCCAGCGATGGTGAATGTATCGCCTTGGTTCAATGTAGCAGCAGCAGTTGCAGCACCAATGGTGATGTTGCTTGAATATGCCCAGCCGCTTGACAAGAAGCCAGTAGCGGTGGTTACGTTACAAGACAATACTGAAGTTGAATAAGAACCAAATGTCTGACTGACAACGTTTTGATCCATATACCAATTCATGCCGCCAGAATCACGCCCCATCAAGCCCTTTGTGTACTGCTCGCTGATGGTGGTTTGTGGGTTAAACAAACCTTTTAAGTTATCAACAATAGATGCTGATGTGAATGGCTCAACAATTACTGAACGGCGGCCATCACGGGGTGCGCCTTCAGAATCTAGGTATGCAGCAGCGGTTAAATATGTGATCAAACCAGTTGGTGCAGTACCAGCGGTGCCAACGATGTTAGCGGTGTTGTTTTTAGCAGTAATCAGGCCATCACGATCCATCTTGTTAGCAATAGCAGCAATACCAGGCTTCAGTACACGGTCGCTAAACATATCTAGGCTTAACGCCAAATCTTGGGTAGTGAATTGGGTGTCAACGTGGAACTGTGTTGACAATGTTACTGGAACGCTAGTTTCGTTGAAATCTTCAACTTGCAAAGCCGGACCTGTAACGCCAATAAAGCGGCCTGGGCGGCGTACATTTACTGTGCTACCAATTTTTGCGCCAACTACAGCGAATTGATCGTCATAGTTACGGTCAACTTGGCCGGTAAAAGTTAATTCATTTTCTAAGACCATCAAAGCTTCGTTTGTGATCTTGCTAATAGTTAGTAAATTATTACTCATGATAATTCCTTAAAAATTAAATTAGGTTTAACCTCATCGAATCTTGCCAGCAAGCCTAGCGGCTCTGTATTGTTGGAATGATAGTTTTTCACCATCAATTGCAACATCAGAAACACCACCAGTTGATCTTAATGGCCGAATCGGTTCGGGTGCATTAGATTTAGCCGCTACAGATTTCTTTTCCGCTTTAGCTGGGGCTTCAGTCTTTTCAAACTTAGCTTCCAACTTCCCAATTAGTTTCAATGCGCTTGGTATTGACATGGTTGTTAGCTTTTCGGCCAACTCATCATCACTTGCCAGTTCATATAAGATTCTTGGTCCTACATCACTTTCAATAATTGCATCACGTACAGCATCACCTACTGCCACCGTACTAGATGCCACCATTTCTTCGTAATCAGGTAATTCGGCTTTGGTTACTTCAAGCTTTTGTTGCCAGGTTTGAATAACCTTTTGTTTCTGCGTTTCAGCTTCCCTTTGCCGCACTTCCATTTCACGTTTTACCAACGCTTGTTCCGCTGACCATTCGGCTAACGCTTCCGCATATTCGAAAGCATCCCTAAAATTGTCAGGTGACGGTTTTTGATTGCTTGCCGGTACCGATTGTGGTTGTGGTGCCGGATTGCTTTCAATTGCCGCCAAACGCCTTTCCAATTCTTCTGCCCTAGCTTCCGCTTCTTTACGGGCTTTGGTCAGTTCGGAAAAACGCTTTTCTAACTTTGGGTTTTGCTTCTTTTCTTCTGTATCGGTCGCTTCATCTTTAGCTAATTTCGGTTCACTCTGTCCTTCATCAGCCGCTGGCTCTGAACTGGATTTTTCATCTACAGTATCAGCCACAGTTGGGCTTTGTTCGGAAGCTAAACCTAATTTATTAGCATTAAAATCCGCTAAATTTTCACTTGTTACTACTGTGCCAGCCTGTTTTGGCTCGGCTACTACTTGTGCTGCTTGTGTTTCTGACATGGTTTTTATCCCAAGAATTAACCCAATGTAGCCGCATTGGTACGGTTGTTAAGTTATCTTAATACTATATTCCGTCTTTTGCAACATTACTGCATTGGCATACCATCCTGTGGCATTTGTTCCTGCTGCATTTGCGCTTGTTGCTGCATTTGTTGTTGTTGCATTTGCTGCACTTGTTCAGGTGAAGGCGGCATCATTACTTGCATATTATCTTCAATGCTGCGTTCTGCACGATCCATACGTGCGCCTTGATCCTGGTTACGTGCAGCAATTTCAGCTTCTAATCTTGCCGTGTCCATGTGGCCAAGAATCAACTTCATCAGCGAATCAATTTCAGTTTTGTTCTGGCTAGTAATCGAACGGGTGTTTTGATCATGCAATTTAACTTCTGCTGCCAATACTGCACGGCGATCTTCACCAGTTTGACGTACTTGTTCAACATCTTGACGATTCTTGATCATCATTTGTAGCTGCTGGATTTGCTGTGCCATTTGCTGCATTTGCTGCTGGCTTGCAGCCAATTGCATTTGTACTTGTGGCGGTATCGGCGATTTTTCATCAATTTGCGCCAATGGATTAACTGCGGCTAAACGATCTGCAATGATTTCTGCGCCTGGGAAGTCCATATTACGGAATATCAAATCACCGGCTTGTTGCATTAAGCCAGGATCAGCAGCCAACAATGTCATCATTGAATCAGCAGCTTCTTGGCGTTTGGTGTTGTAGCCTGGTCCTGTGTCCATAACAATGTCGTATTCACCCACCGTTACGTCATTCAGCAATATTTCTATGCCGTTTTCATCTTTTTGGCCAGTTCTTTGGTTAACAGTAACTAATTCAGGTTTGCCATCGTCACCAACAATACGCATTACACGTTCTGCATTGTAGATTTTAGGTATCAAATCCAATATCTGGCGGCCACAATACGCAATTGAACGTGTCAAATTGTCGTAATAGTGGAAGTTTGTCATGTCCACTTGGCCTTGTTGGCCTTGCAATGCTTTTCCGCTTATGTTGCCCTGCGGTAATTGGCTAGGATCAAATATACCTACTACAGCTTGTAAATCAGCAGTAATTGATTGTGCTGCGGCCATGATTGCAGCCGGTGGTTGTTCCGGTGCCTGGCGAATTGGTGGTGGTGCCGGCTGGCCATTAATATCCGTTTGCTTGTAACGCAAATAAGCATAGGAAGTATTGTTAGCATTTGCCCATTCTGTTTCGTGGCCTTCATCCTGACCTTCAGCCATGATCCATTTAGCCCGTGGCGCAAGTGCTACGGATTCCGTCATGGATGTTTGCCAGAAGTTGTACATACGCTGTGCATCTTTGGCCATACGAACCAGGCCAAATTTCTTGCGTTTGTTGTCAACAATACATTGCTGGCCATAGACCGGAATAATTGGGATGTATTTACCAGCCCAAGTTCCTTCTTCTAGCACTTCCATTGCGGTTACTTTGCACCACTTGATTGCCTTCTTTAACGTTCTACGGCGGCTAACTTCGTAAATGCCGGCCATGTCCATTAAATCAGCATCCGGCAATTGATCTTCATAAACTGAAGTGCCATCAGATAGCAGCACTAGGTTTGTTGGCACCAATTCTGTGTAAAAGTATTCAGCAATGCGTATATCGTGTTTTGTTACCCATTCTATATTTGCATCACCCGTACCACGGGCTACAAAACTGCCGCCATCATCACGGCCAGGATACATTTTCCTAAAGTTTTCTTTTGACAACACAACCGTTACCAAACATTTTTCAGCATCCGATCCATCAGGTGCCGTGGAATTAGGATCAAAGTAAACGGTAAATGGGTTTTCAATTGGCTTGATGTAGATTTCCTGATCAAACGAATCGGGGCGCACATAATCTGTAGTTACACGGAAATAGCCCCAGCCCATACGTACAGCAAAATCAAACGCTGTGTCATAAGCATGATCAGCATTAGAATTAACTTCAACGTGGCGGCAAATGCCTGTAACTAATTCAGCCAGTTTTGCATCAGTTTGGTTGTTCATACCCTGCGCTTTAATGCGTGGGCGTTGCTGGCGTTGCTGGTTGGTTATCTGGCGGCAATAGGCATCTAGCTTATTGATGGTCAGGCATGGTCTGGCTTCTAAGTTACGGCTGTTTTGAATTTCTACTGGCCATTGATCACCAGCAGCAAATTTAACGTCATCCAAAGCTTCAGCACGATTAGTTGTATCAGCTTCAGCAGCTTGTCTTAGGAAGTCAATTGCTTCTGAAATCCTAGTATCGCTATCGTTGCCACTATCGTAATAAACTTTTTCTTCGTAAATGTCAGCCATATTTATCCCATCCAGCTTGCCGGTGCCCGTTGATTTGGCCGCTGTGGTGCGGCTTTTCTAGGCTCATTAATCATTAAACCAATATATCGGAACGCATCAGCCCCGTGCGAATATTCATCATGTAGCGGCTTGGGGCTAAACACTTTAGATTCGGGGTCAACATCATACCGATAATGTCGCAAACATTGTAGCCCTTCTTCAGTATTTTGCCTATCAAAGTAGCATCTATTGAATATCGTTCTGGCTGCATTAATGCTATCTGCTACTGGCACCCGATCCAATACTTGCACCTTGTAACCGCTTGCCCTTACTATTTCTTCAATGGATTTGCCGGTGCCTAATGATTTAGCTTTGGCATCATGCGGTAACCATATCGTGTCGTATAGATACCCAAAGGATTGCAGCTTGGCCATGTAATAACTCATGGTTTGCTGGCTATCTTCAAAATAGCGTAATAGCCTGGTTTCCTGCCCTACAAATTGCAATATCCAACAAGCAGTTTGATCTGCCCATCCTAAATCGAATACAGCATGAACTGG